TGTCGGCATCCCAGGCGGCCTGCACGTCGGTGGGCAGGACGCCGGGGTACTCGATGGCGCGGCTGGCGAGCCCCTGCTTCAACTCGGTGACGCGGTTGACCTTGTCGTCACGGGTGACGTATTCGGAATCCACGGTTGGCTCCTCTGAAACGGAAGGCCCGGCGTCTGCCGGGCCTCTGGGCTCTGGCGCCGCCTCGGGCGGCGGTGGTTCGGCCGGGGTTTCGCGGGTCTCCTCGGAGTGGGCGCCGGGCCCGGGTCCGTCGGAGAGTGCGTCCGGCTCGATGTATCCGACCATCTGGCGCAGTCGCGCAGGGTCAGCGGTGAGGGTGGCCAGCCCGAACTCGTCGGACAGGCTGCGGAGCGAGGCGGTGGCACCGGCGTAGGCCGGCCAGGTCACCGGCCCGAACTCGAAGAGCTCGGCCTCGCGGATCGTCCGCTCGGGCAGGTTGCGCGGGTTGTGGGCGCCGGGCTTGGGGCGCTGGTCCCAGTCCTCGCCGCGGTCGGCCACGCGGAAGCGGAAGGATGCGCCGTAGAGGCCGCGGCGCAGGCCGTCGACGATGAGCGGCGGCACGCCGTCGAGCAACTCGGCCTCGTAGTAGGCGCCCTCGGCGTCCTCGCGCAGCTCGCGGATCTCGGCGATCGGCTGGTCGCCGATGGTCGGGTCCTTGCCGTGTTGGAAGAGGAGGCGGATGCCGCGCGGGCCCTTGGTGGCCATCGTGCGCTTGAAGGCGCCCGGCTGGATGCGCTCGAGGAAGGTGCCCTCGCTCTGGCTGTCGATGGTCGCCCATTCGTTCCAGCGGGCAAAGTGGCCGACGAGGCGGCGCCCATCGACGAGCTGCGGCGGGGCGAGCGAGGCGCGGATGCCCTCGCGCGGCGGGCGGCCGACGCGGGCCTCGGCCTCCGGCTCGGCATCCTTCTCGTTGGCGTAGAGCGCGGCGAGTTGCGCCTTGGCGTCCTCCTCGGTCTCGTGGCAGCCGGCCACCGAGCCATCGGATTCCTTGACCACGGCCCAGCCGGAGCACTCCGGGTTGTCAGACACGATCTTCCAGGGCATTCGGCTGGCCCTCCTGTGCGGTCACCGAAAGTGACAAATGGCCTATTGCGGTTATCGGCAGAAAGTGGATGATGGCGTAACCGGCGGAGGTCCCGCCGAACTTCCAATCCACGGGGGAGAGCAAATGACACGCACGACCCGACCCGAGCTGGACGAATCTGAAGACGAGGTCTACGTCTCCCGCTGCCCAGCCTGCGGTGACCCTATTGACTATTGCCAGGGTCATGGCGAGATCGGAGACCCGGTTGGGTTCGCGATCCTGCAAGCCCACGATGACGGCGATCACACCGGATGCCACCCGGGTGGTTGCGAGGAGGCCCAGCCATGATCGTCAGCGTCGAGAGCATCCGCATCCCGGCTTGGTCGAGCATCGGCTATGGCTCAGGCCGAGATTCCGAGGGCCGGATCGTCCAGTTCTTCGGCGATCATCGCCCGCTTCGGGAGATCGGCGAAGCCCTTTCGAGGCGTCGCGCCTATCTCGACCCGGAAGCGGATGAGCAGGAGATCGAGGCGTTCGTGGCGGTCCTGACCGATGTCGACTTGGATCAGGTCATCGAGATCGAGGAGCCAGACGAGGAATGATGGATCTTGTCGGACGACGTGAGATCGCGCTGAGAGCCGGGACCACCCCGGCTCTCGTCGATTCTTGGAGGCGGCGCGACATCGGCTTCCCGGCTCCCGAGTGGGTGATTAGCGGGACTCCGGTTTGGCGGTGGGAGCCGGTCGCGACTTGGCTGGCTCGTTCCCGGCCGACTGGTCGGCCTCCGAAGAGCGCGGCGGAGTAGCCTTCTTCGGCTCGTCCTTCAGGGCGGCCACGAATTCGTCGATGGCCTCATCGTCCGCCTTGGGGTCGAGGAACACGACGGTCTTCATGGCTCCTCCGTGGGCACAGACACCCCGGCGTCGAGATCGAAGTATGCGAGCTGCCCGTGCTGCCTGGCCAAGGCAGATGCCTCGCTGCGAGTCGAAGCATGGATGCTCACGTCGAGGTAGATCCTATCCCCATCGCGCCAGCCGCCCAGGTAGTGATCGGGCTGGCGGAGGACGTCCCGATGAGCGTCGCGGTAGGCGTGGACGTCTGCCTTGGTGAACGTCGCCGCGTCGAATACCTCTTCGGCATTCTTGTACGGGCTGACCATGTAGCCGGTCTTCGGCACGTCACCGATGAGCGACACGGAGAAGCCGCCGGCCTGGGCGGCCTTGGCAAGCCCGCTGTAGCCGAGGTGACTTCCACCGCTGCCACCGGGTCCGGGTCGGCTGCCGGCGAAGAGCCCCTTCTCGCCCTTGATCCAATCGCCCCGTTCGTCCCTCGAGTTGGGCGGAGTTGGGCGACCGGATGCCTGCATGTAGGCCACCCAGTCGTCGTAATCAGCGTCATCTGGGCCGATGTCACGGAAGCCATCGGCGATCAGGTCGCCTGGACCCCGGCCGCTGGCCGGGACGCGGAGTTTGCCATCGTCCAGCGCGAGCGGCAGGGTCATTTGTCGACCACCTTCTTCACCCACTCCTCCATCCAGTCGGCCACGCCCCTGCCGAACCTGGCCTGCACATCGGCCTGCCCATAGCGGGTCTGGATCGCGAAGGCTTCGGCGAACATCTCCTGAGACCCGGCCCCGTCCATCTGTCGGTAGTAGGGGGAAATCCTGCTGCCCATCTCCGTGACGGCTGCGCTCCACTGGCGATTGAACGAGCTCTCGAAATCGCCGGACTGCGTCGAGGGATAGCCGGCGATGTGATCGAGCGCGTGCCCGATCTCGTGGCCTACGACGTCCTGCGAGCCGTGCTGGACCGTGTCACCAATGAAGACAGTGGCGCCAACGGCCTCCACTTTGAAGAGTCCAGCGCAGTCCTCGTATGTCGCCGGAGCCGAGTAGCCCCTGGGATGCTGGCCGGCCAAGTCCGGGAAATACTCGCCGGCCGATCTCGGGTTAATGACTACCCAGTGGTCGTTCTTGACCAACGCCTCGAGCGCATTGGGGTGGTTCTTCGCCATCGCATCGAGGCTGACGAGGGCGCTGTCGATCTCATCCCAGACTTCGAGCCTATCGGCGGCGATCGGGTATGTGATCTCCAATCGGTTGCCGAGTATCTGCGCCGCCGCGTAGCCAGCATCGCCAGGCTTCAGATCCGCGCCGGTCTTCGACTTGCCCGCGAGCGAACCCTTAGCGGCCTTTCCTTTCTCGCCCTCGGGATGTCCGCCCTCGCTCTTCTTCCCACCACTCCACGCCCCGTAGAAGTGGTCGTCCTCGTCCGCAGATCGGCCCTCTTCCTTCGGCTCCTCGATCACGGCGGACAGGAAGCCTTGCGGCGGGTCGAGCGGCAGTTGCTCGGCCACCAACTCCGCGTAGCCGCGGGGCGCGGGACCCCAGCGCTCGACGTGGTCGAGGAAGGTGACGACGAGGATGACGTTGCCGAGTTCGGTGTCGTCGATGACGATCATGGCTTGCCCGTCACGATCTCGAGGCCCTTGAAATCATCGCGCACCGTCTCAGTGAGGGCTTTGAGGTAGGCGTCGTTCCACATATTCGCCGCCTTGGCATAACTCAGCCTAGTGGATACTCGTTGGTATTCGAGCCGGTACTTGCCGAAACGAATGCCGAAGCGTCGCTTGAAGTTTGCAGCTCGCAACGGTTCCGCGACTCCAGCTGGCTCTGTGGACCGGAGTTCTATCCAATGACCAGCGGAGTTGAACGCCCTGGTGACCGCCAGACCCTCGCGCAGATGCAGTTGGACATCCTCGCTGGAGAGGCTGATGAAATCCTCACGCTCCCCCTCTTCCGTAGGATGGAGATGGCTAAGCGAACCTCCCCGCGCCTGCTCGAGTTCTTCCCTCGACTCAAAGATGCCGACTGAATGGGCGGTCCCACTCTTGGACGATCCGATAGGGTGGCCATCCTTGTCGAATGCCTGACCCCACTCAACCTTGGAATGGAACGCTAGGACATCAGCCTCAAAGAGCGGCAGGAAGGGGCCGGGAATAGCACTCTTGGAGTTCCCGGCCTCGCCCGCTGCCGGATGTCCACCCTCGCTCTTCTTGCCGCCGGACCAGGCGCCGTAGAAGTGGTCGTCTTCGTCGTCGGCGCGGTCAAAAGGGCGCTGCTCTGTCGGCACCCTCGCCAGCAGGTACTGGAGGAGTTCCGAGCGACCGGCGTTGGCCGGGATCTGGAGCGGCGGCTTAGCACCCTCGGGCAGCAGCAACTCCGGCTCCGGCTCGGGCTCTTGCTCGGGCTTGGGCGGTTGCAGCTGCACCGAGTAGAGGCCGGTGTGCTCCAGGCGCTTGAAGTCGCCGGCGGTGACGGCCTCTATGACCGACTCGGGGGTAAAGCCGCCGTCGACGAGCGTCCGCACCATCTGGGCGTTCTTGGCCTGCACCTCGGCCGCCGAGAGGACGTCGTCCTTGAGCGCCGGCACGTCCCGATCGTCGTACCAGAGCTCGGCACCGCCCGGTGGCGGCACGATAACCTCGAGCGAGCCGCACAGGTTGCGCCACAGCGGCCGGATGGTGAGGTCGGCGAAGCGGCGGAAGGCGGCCGTATAGTTGCCGGCGTTGAGCGCTGAGCCGGCCAGCCCCTCGGAGATGCCGAGCACCGCAGCCGGGACACCGGCGGCGGCGGCGATCCGCACCTCACCCGCGCCCTGGACGGCCTTGAAGTCGACCTGCTCGAGTGAGTTGCCGACGACCTTGGCGTCCATCGCCGGACTGAGGTAGAGCGATTTGTAGGCGTTGGTGGTGCCCTTATGCTTGCCCTCGAAGGCGTCCACCCAGTCCTTGAATGCCTGCTGGCTCTGGCTCGGCACGCCGGTCACGACGAGGTTCGGCGTCGCCCCGTTGACGAAGAAGTTGAGCTTGTGGCTGGTAGCAGCGTTGTCGGCCTCGATCTCGCGGATGAGCGAGATCAGCCAGGACACGCCGCGGTGCGGCGCCAGCGGGTCGGGCGTCACGCCGGCGAAGTGGCAGACCTCGGAGGGGTCATAAATCTCGACTTTCCTGCTCTCGGCCGGTCCACCGGGCTGGTAGCCGTAGCCGAGCAGTTCGGCGTCGGTGTCCCACATCCCGACCTCGGGATCGTTCACCGAGCCGTGGACGAAGAAGGTCCAGTCGGGCCGCAGGCGGATGAGGCGGTTGCGGCGGCGCAGCCAGAAGGAATTGCCGGCGAGGTCGAGGTCACCGATAGCGCGTGCCAAGAAGTCGCCGGTCGTGGCGCCCGACCAGGGTCGCTCGAGAATGTTGAGGGCGGGCGTGCCGAAGAGGTCGCCCGGCCGACCGGAGCGCAGCTGGCGCCACTGGAAGCGCGCCTCGGAGAAGAGCGATGCTCTTGCCTGCATCGCGGCGAAGATGATGGCGTTGGCCTTGAAGGCACCGACCGTCAGGCCGCTGAAGTCGCCGCCGATCTCCTCCTTCGTGCCCCGCAGGGTCTGGTTGATGCCATACGGGTAGACGTTGCCGTTGTAGGTGAACCAGCCGAGGATGTCATAGAGGGAGCGCTGCTCGGCGGCCGGGGTGCCGAAGATGCGGGCGAGGAGGCTACTCATTGGGCACCTCGATGGCGAGGCCGAGGCCGACCAGTGCGATCAGCAGGCCGGCGATGACGACGGCGGCGGCGGGCCAGATGGTGGCGATGCCCGCCACGGCGATGGCGGCGCCGGCGGCGATGAGGAGGAAACCGATCTTGCGGCTCAGGCCCATGCGGCGAATGCTCCCTGGTCGGGTTCGGTGCGGAGGGCCCGGTCGCAGGCCAGCGAGAGGGCGATGCAGGCGTCGATGTGGCCGCGGCTCTTGCCCTTCTGGAGGGTGAAGCCGCGCTCATTGAACCGTGGCACGGCGTTGAGGACGTGCTCGCGCAGCGCCTCGTCGCCGTCGTGGTGGACTTCGCCGCGCTTGATCAGCTCGAGGAACGAGCCGAGGACGGCGGTCATCCGCTCGACCGATTGGGGGATCTCGACAAGCGGCAGGCCCTCGTCGGCCAACATCTTGCTCGGGACATCGAAGAAGCGGGGGTCGTAGCTGATCGCCTCGACGTGGTAGGCCCGCGCCAGCTCGCGGATGTGCTCCATGACGTCGGTCACGTCGACCGGCTCGTCGGTGGTCGGCATCCAGACCCGGCAGGTGGCGTGGAGATGGCCGGCGGCGTCCTTCTGGACGGCTACGACAGCGGTTGAGTCGCGCTTGATGCCGACGTCGATGCCGATCCACGTCGGAGCGCCCACCTCGAAGTCGTAGCGGGCCTCCAGGGCGTCCCAGATGGCCGGTGCGTTCGGTCCCAACCAGCAATCCACCCCTTCGACGTGCTGCCCGAGGCGGAAGA